CTGGGGTAACAGGTTCTAGTGGAACTACTGGGGTAACAGGTTCTAGTGGAACTACTGGGGTAACAGGTTCTAGTGGAACTACTGGGGTAACAGGTTCTAGTGGAACTACTGCTAGTGAATTGATAGGATATCCTATATTGCCTATTGGTGGGGCTATTCCTCCTTTGACTAGTATTCTAAATGGGTTTGAACCGCCACATACATCTCCATCGGTAGCATATGCGAACGGACAATGGGTTATTGGTGGTTATTCTAATGAAAATAACAACCAGCCAACTGGTGATGTTTTTTATGGTGCAACTATGGGACAATTACTATCAACAGAATCATTAGCAACAAAATCAGTTTATTTTGGATTAACTGGTTATGCAAATGTTGTTTTATACGCAAATAATACATGGGTAGTTGCAGGATATTCAAATGATGCAAGATATAATTCTACATATCCTACTGTATTTTCTGGTAATGCTCTTACTGATTTAACCCCTAGCCTTGTTGCTCCTCAATCTTTGTATTCATATATAAATACAGTAGCTTATCTTAATAATACATGGGTATTATGTGGTTGGCGCACTGATGGCAATAGTGTTTATTATGGAAGCGGTTTAGCTGACAATTCATTAACTGGTCTAAAACTTTTTAATGGGGGAGGGGGTGTAGGAACTGCAAAGATGGCAGCATATGCTAATGGTAATTATGTAATTTGTGGCAATGATCAATCTGGTTCAGGAAATAATGTTTGGTATGGTTCTTCTCTAGCATCTTTAACGCCTCTTCCAATATTTGGTAATGGTGGTCAAGCTTATACTGCTGTTTATGCAAATAATATATGGGTGATTGTTGGAAAAGATACCTCAGATTTAGGAAGAAATGTTTATTATGGTCCTTCGTTAAGTTCTTTAACACCTCTTGCAATATTTGGTGATGGAGGAACTGCTAAATCAGTACTTTATGCTAATAATACTTGGGTAATTGTTGGTGATAATAGAAGTGCTTTAGATTATAATGTATATTATGGTCCTTCATTAACATCTTTAACGCGTTATGCAATATTTGGTAGAAATGGTTCTGGAAAAGGAGTGTTTTATTTAAATAATAATTGGGTAATTTGTGGTCAAGACGATCCTTGTAATGGAGCAGCAAGAAATGTATATTATGGAAATACTTTAGGAGCATTAAAATATTATCAAATATTTGCTAGAGGCGGATATGCAGAAAAAGCAGTATATGAAAACAATACTTTAGTAATTTGTGGAAGAGATTTTTCAGCAGGTGAAAATAAACATATTTGGTATTACACTAATTGGTATATGCAATCTGGTGATCCAATTCTTCCAATTCTTCCACCTCTAGTGCCTACAGGTAGCTCAACACCTTATGCTTATGGCAACACCACTTATGGAAGACGTTCGAATGGAGTTGATATTGATTATATTAGCACAGCTGCAATTTTTGCAAATTGTAAGTGGGTTTGGGTTTTTGCAGAACCCACAGGATACACGATTCTTCATATGGGAACTTCTTTTGGAAATACTTCTTTACCACCAATAGGAGAAAACTATTGGTATTATCATGATGTAACATATGGGGATGGATTATATGTAGCAGTTGGAAATAAAGCAGGAGATTCTTCCTATCAACTATTTAATGGGCCTAGCTACTGGCCCCTTACTAGACAATTTAGCCAAGGAAATTCGTATTTTAATTCAGTAATTTATGCTAATAATACGTGGGTATTATGTGGGTTTGGAAATAATACTAATAGTGGTATGTATGGAACAACTGATCAATTAAAAACTCAAACTTGTAATTATCTTACAATATTTGGTAGTGGTGGTACTGGACAAATTGCAAAATATTTCAATAATACATGGGTAATATGTGGGTTGGATAAATCTGGATTAGGAAGAAATGCTTGGTATGGCTCAGATTTAAGTTCTTTAACACCTCTTGCAATATTTGGTAATGATGGTCGAGCTTATAATGTTACTTATGCAAATAATACATGGGTAATTGTTGGATATGATAAATCTGGTTCAGGAAATAATGTATATTATGGTTCTTCACTAGGATCTTTAACACCTTATGCTATATTTGGTAATGGAGGAAGAGCACGTTCAGTACATTATGCTAATAATACATGGGTAATTGTTGGTGAAGATAATTCTGGTTCTGGAAATAATGTATATTATGGTTCTTCATTAGGATCTTTAACACCTCTTGCAATATTTGGTAGTACAGGAACTGGAAGAGGAGTATTTTATTTAGATACTAAATGGGTAATTTGTGGAAAAGATAGTTCTGGTTCAGGAAGAAATGTATATTATGGAAGAAATTTAGCTTCATTAAGTTATTATGAAATATTTGATAATGGTGGTTATGCGGAAAGAGCAGTGTATGCGGATAATTTGTTAGTAATTTGTGGAAATGTTTCAACTGCTAGAGGCTACAATTTCTGGACTTTTAATAATTGGTTTTTGGAATAAATAATTATAAAATTGTATATGTATAGAAATAAATGGATATAGATATTGTAAAAGAAGTAGATGAAGTTAAAAAAGTTGTTGAAGAAATAAAAGAAATAAAAGAAAAAGTTGAAGATGTTGTTGAAGAACTTATTGAAAATAAAGAACTTACTAAAACAGTTGTTAGAGTTGTTGAGACTGCAGAATTTCAGAAAACTTTTCAATGTTGTCTCCCTTTTCTATCCAGATTTTTGGAGAAGAAGAAAGCGGAATAATTTCTATATGCTCATGATACAATACATCAGAAAATACTTTTTTACTAAATTGTTCTTCTTCACAATATAAGACATCATTTTCAGTTGTAAATCGATGTCTTATATATGTTTCTAAATTATATCTCCATCCATCTGAACACCATAATAGTAAACAATGATAACCTTTTCCCTCATTACAAGTATAAGGTTCCCTTTTTAGAAGAAATTTCATTTGTAGTTTGAATGCCAGGAATAGTTAAATTAATCATAGCTTTAAGATCACGTGATGTTAAAAATAATTCAACAAGTAATTCAGTATCTTTTAATGAATTGTGAAGATTATCGGGAGTTTTACGTGTAATATAAAAATACAATTCTGAAAGTTTAGGAAATTTATATCCGTATTGTCCAGGTATTCTCAGAATATTTTTTGATAATTCCATTGTGCAATATGTTTTTCTAATTAGTGGGTATTCTCTACGCAAATCCCACATTTCTGCATTAATAAGAACATTCAAATCAAAATCTAAATTATGAGCAATTAATGGTTTATCTTTTGCATCAATCCAAAATTTATCTAGAACATCTTTTAAATCATGACCTTCATTCATAGCTTTTTCATAAGTTATACCATGTATTTTTATAGATTCAGGAGGAATTTCCCATTGAGGTTTAATAATAAAATATTCTTTTTTTTGAATATGTAATTCTGAATCTAAAACAATCCATGCAATTGATACAATATGTGGCCAATTCCCTGGAGCTTTATATGCTTGATCTCTACATCTTGGTAATCCTGTTGTTTCTGTATCAAAGAACATTTATATTATTATGCTGATGGCATAAAAGCCTTAACCATACGACGAACTAAAGGAACTAATAACCCTAAAGCAATTAGTCCACCCACTATTGCTGCTGTTAATAAAACAATATTTAAAGGATTTGATAAATTAGTGTTTATAATACTACTAGAATCTACTACTGAAACAACAACTCCTACAATTAGTCCAACAGCAATTAGAAGATATACCACACCCATAAAACTTAATTGAAATTCAACTTTCATTTTATATATTTACGCGAATGTTTTTTTTGTTTGTTTGATAGCTTCAATCCATGAAGGGATATTTTGAACAATATCTTGAACTTGTCCAATATTTCTTGGAACTAATGAAGTATCTAATGCATTCGATTCACAAACAAATATAATTGCTGTAATTAAAAATGGTAATCTTTTTTTAAGATCACCTTGTGACCATCTTAAACAATACATTTTATATAAAGCTTCAATTGTGCTATTTGTAGATTCTAAAACAACATTCCATAAAATCCATATAGGTGATCTCAAATATTTTTCTTCAACATAATCATTTGAACGATAAGCACATACAAGATATGTTTTTTGATCTTCTTTATATTTTGCTGCATATTTCAAAATCCATGAAACCCAATATAATGCACGAATAGAATCACGTGTTTCTGGTTTTAAACAATACGCAAATTCATTTACTGGAACATATAATTCCATTGGATCTTCTTGTTTCATAATAGTTCTAGCATAAGAATTTGATGGAGCTTTTAAATTTTCTTGAATTACTATAGGATTAAAATCATGTGGAGGTTTTATAGTTGGTAAAGTAGGTAATTTTGCTTTTCTAGTTAAAGCAAGACATGCACCAACTTCACAAAGAATTTGTCTAGCTTCAGAATTATTACGTATATCTGTCATAGTCATAACAGAATATTGTCGTTCAAGAGGAGCAAATCGTTCATACATTCGTGTTAAATATAAAAATACTTGTGGAGCTCCGCGATTAATATGTTGTGCTGATGAAAGAAATAATGTATTCCAACATGAATGAATTAAACCAGAACACATTAATTCTAAAACCCAATAACATGCATAATCTGCATGACCTAATTTAATATTTTCATCTAAAACTTTAAATACATGTGTTCTTAAATGTCCAGAAAAAGTAAATTTTTGGAAATCTAGGACAGTTCTTGAATCTTCAATATCCATTTATCTTCTCTGACTTCTTTTACGTTTATGAATACGACGAGTTTTACGACGTCCACCATGATATGTTGCTAATTGTTTTCTTAATTGTTGTAATTGTTGTATTAATTCTTGTTCAGTAATTTCACCATGTTCAATTTCTTCAAGCATTCCATTAAATGATTGTTTTAAATCAGAAATTTTCTTTCTATCAGGTGCAGCAGCTTTTGTTTCAGCTGTTACAAATGAATCTCTAGTTAAACGTATTTCTTTATCTTTTTCTGATTCTTCATTTCGAAAATCTCTTTTAAATGTTATTATTGGAGGAGTTTGCATTTATACTTATTTTGTAAAATAGATTAAATATTGATATTCTTTTGATGCTGGTGTTAAAGAAACTTTTTCTTTTAAACGTAGACCAGAAGTTTTAGCAATTTCTATTAATCTTTCTACTGAAGGCATATTCCATTCATGAACTTGTTCACGATATTTTACACCACCATTATCTTCCGGTTTAAAAAATACCATAGTTTCTTTAAATTGTGCATCATCATTATCTTTTTTCTTTTGAAAATCACCAATATATTTAAATTTTGAAAAATAAATTTCAGATTTAGTTTGACGTTCATATGAATATTTTTGTAAAGAAAATGCAGCAAAAGGTGAAGCTAAATGTAAGATTGGATCAAATTTATCAGGATCTACCATATGAACAACTAAGGTTCCTTCAGGACGTAACCATACAAATGCATTATCAAAAACAACCTTAGGATTTTGAAATTCATAGACAGCAAACCCTAAAAGTAAACATGTAGAAAAAGATTTTTGTGGAAATGCTGATGGATTAGTAATATCAACTTTTTTAAATTTTGCTGATGGACAATCTTTTTCAGCTTGAGTAAGCATTGCAGAAGAATTATCTGCACCCATAAATTCAATACCTAAATTTTTAAACCAACATGCATGTGGAGATATTCCACAAGCCATATCTAAAATTTTAGTAGTAGCTAGAGGTTGACCTGCTAAAGCTATATCTTGTATAGAAACTTCTTCAAAATTTAAATCATGTGAATACCAAAGATCTTTATATATCTCAGCATATAATGAATCATATGGCTCAACTTTTTCTGAATTCTGTTCAAAATGTTCTTGACCTGCTGACCATAAACATACTGAATAAAATGCTAACAATAAACATGCTATAATAAAAAGTTCAGAGAACTCCATTATGAATTTCCATTAAAATAATTTAAGATTTTAGGGTATTTTGTAAATACTTGATAAATGCAATATAAAGAAAGAATAATAACTAATCCTAATTGAATTGTATTCCATGAGAATGATGAATCTAATTGAAATAGTCTTGTTTTAATATCTGATGTAGTTTGTTTATTTTCTAAAAATTTTGTAAATTCATATGAATCTTCAGTTATAGCATAATCTTGTGGTGTATGATCATCAATTTGTTTTTTTCTTCTTCGTAATTGTTCTTCAGCTTGTTCAGATTTTTGATCATTATAATTTTTTACCCATGTAGGACCATCTCTCAAAGAAAAATATGCAACCTTAGCTCGTTCATATCCTTCAGGATCTACACCGGCCTTAGAAGATGCTGCTAAATAAGCACCTTGTAAAGTTTTTAATTTTTTTTCTCTTTGACATTCAACGTCACATGCCATTACTTAATACAAAATAAATTCCTCCAATGAAAACTGCAAAAGCAATATAATGTGTCGTAAATCCTAACATTCCACTGCATAAATAAACTAAAATTATTAATACAATAATTATTAAAATTTGTAATAATCTAGGAAGAGCAGATTCTAATTGCTGTGTAGTTCCTTGTGCTCCTTTTAATGATTGTTCTAAAGGTTTCGTATCAACTTTTTTATTTGCTATTAATCCATTTAACATAGTTTGTATATCAGATAATTGTTTTGACATAATATTATAGTATGTTGATGTTTGATAATTAGTTTGAGTATCTTCAACTAATTTATCTCTTTGTTCATTTAAACTTTCCGTATCTTCAATTAAATTTGGTGGTTGAGTATCTTGCATATAAATATTACCTAGATTTCCTTGTGTTGTTGAAGTCATCCATAAATTATTAGGATTAGGTGATAAAGTTTGAATAGGACTTTGTAATGGTATTGTTTCACATGAATCTCCTACACATTTTTGCAATTGATTATTTGAAATACCATATATACCAGTTTGATCTTGTTGACCTAAAATACCTGTAAATACACCTTTAAATTGTGGAATTGGCGTCCATGTTGATTGTAAAGCTTCATCAGTTTTATATGCTACACCCTTAGAATCTACACCATATAAAGATGTTGAAGAAGCAGAAGTAATAGTAACATCTGAAGTATCTTGAGATTGAATCCAATTTGATGTAGTTCCGGGTTTAGCTAATTTATATTTTTGTTTTCCTGATTGACCCCAAATATATGAAGAAGTATTAAATAAGTTAGTAAGTTTTGGTGATAAAGTTCCTCGACTCCATTCGCCAGAATTATTACCATTTTTAGTCATTAATCCTATCGCTTGACTATCTGGATTATTCCATAATACGTATACTAGAGAATCATCTGTAGTAAAATCAAGAATTTTTAAATTTGGAGATGCTTCTGGGAATTCTTGTAAAGTCCATTGACCTTTACATGGTGTTAAACAAGCATATAATTGTCCACTTTTAATACCCCATACAGCACCCATAGAAGATTCTGAAACTTTATCAAGACCACCTGGTATATTTACCCAGTCCTTTGTAGTTTCTGCAGTAATTAAAGTATTTATTTGATCTGTCAATGCAGAGTAATCCATTATTTATTTACTATCAAAAAAGATTACCGAGGATTTGTTCTTGGAAGAAAAACAGGACGTAATCCTTTTTGCATAAATACAGAAATAAGTCCAGATGTAAATCCACGACTACGATAATCTCTACCAAAATTTTGTTTAATTGTTGGAGAATTAGTGGAATTTACTGCATTAGTAAAAGCAGTTAATCTTGAAGCTTTACTAATTTCAAGTAATTGTGACATATCCATAGAAGTTCCAAATTTTCCGCTAGAATTTATGTTAGGCATTTTATTACATAAGTTATAAAATAAATGGATATACAAAAATATCAATCTGATAGAGAACAAGATTTACAAACTTTTAAATCAGAATATGATGACTTAAAAGCATTGTATATTAATTTCTTGACTCAATCTGTTTATGATTCATCTAAAGTGGAACAAGTTCTTGAAGTAAATAAATCATTAACTGATTTAGTTAATCAATTTATAAGTGATTCACAAACTAAATTTGATACAGCTACTATTGAACAATTAACAAATGATATTATTAATTATCAAAAAGAATATGAAGAAATAAAAACATCACAACAAAAATCAAAAACATTGAAAATAATTCTGAATAAAGAGAATGCTAAATTACAATCTATTCAAAGTGAATTTTCTTACTATTTATGGATAT